CATACTATGCAATACTCACTTCTGTATGGCTCTAGGTTTTCTTTTGCCCACCCTAGTCTATCCCATAAATGTGTTCCTTGAAATTCTGGTGTCATGCTAAATCTCCGTGTGCTAAAATAGATACATATTTAAAATCAGTTACTGAAGCACTTGCATTTGTGCAGAAAAATTTAAATGAATCTGTTGAGGGTGTAGAATTTTGGCTAAACATTCCTATTGGAGAAGATACACTATTATCGCCACCAATGCCTGACACTGAATAATTTGCAGAAGACAGTGCATTTGTCCAACTAGCTGTGTAATTGCCTGTGCCGTGGTCTGTTAATCCTGAACTATTAAAATTATCTGCATTTGATATGCTCCCTGCCGTGCCGTCAAAGTTAACCCAAGCCATACAAAGACCCTGTTGCACATTCGTAGTGGTAATATTCCCTGCACCTGCAACAATAGTGATGCTGTTCTTTGCATCCATTCCCTCTAGGGCATTTGTTCTTAGTGTACTCATGCCAAGTCTCCGTGTGCTGTAACTGCAACATAATGCATATCAACAACTGCAGCTGCCATAGTTTTTCCAAAATACTTCCAATACCCTACATTGGGAAGAGTGTCGTGCGCATAAATAGGGCCGGGATTTGAAGTGCTATTACTTCCGCCTACACCAACACAAGAGTAATTTACATTTGCAAAATCATTATTCCAAGTAGCTTGAAAGTTTCCTGTTCCATGGTCAGTAATAGAACTTGTATTTAATGAGCCATTAATAGCAGCATCTACTTGATTCATGCTGCACCAAGCTTTAGCCAAACCTTGCTGTAAGTTGGTAGTTGTAGAGTTACCCTCTCCTGTAACGGCAATAGACCCTGCTGTTGATGTGCCTGTGAGTGTGTTTGTTTTGAGAGTTGCCATTGTTTATCCTATTAAAAATCCAGAAAATTGGCTGTGGTTTGGACTTGCATGAAAATTACCCCCTGCTACTTGTGGGTGAAAGAAATCACTAGCTGACATTTTTATAACTGTTGAGCCATGAAAACTCTCATAGTTACTTTCATCATTAGATAAGTTTGTATTAAATTTAATTACGTCTTGCGTATTTAAATACATTTTTACTTCACAATCATTTTCTGCGTAAGTCATTGCAGAAAAGCTAAAGAAATATATACCAGTTACAGGTGCTGTAAATTTTCCTGTGCTTGTATTGTAGTGTCCACCTACATTATGGTTGCCATGCGATGCTTCATTAACAGCCCCTGCTTCACCAAATACGATATCTCCAGAGGTTTGGTTAGTTATCTCTGCTGTTGGTCTTGCACAAAATGAGGGTCTTGCTGAAGTAAGTATACGTCCACTACTATCCACAGTCATAGCCGTAGTATTATTCGTATGCTTTATATTTTGTACTAGAAGATTGCTCATAGTATTGCTACGTTCCCTCCTGAGTTAATCGTCAGTGTCACACCACTTGATATGGTCAAAGGACCAGTGACGTTAGCATTTTCTGTAGCTTCTATTGTTGTGTTTACATCAAGAGTCTGTGCATTAGTTCTAAACATGCCACCATTCTTAAAATTACCCTTGTTGGCTTCTGGTGGCACGACACTAGCATCAGTTAACGCAAGATAGTTTACAAAGATATTACCTGTACCAGATGAAGGAGCTTCTGAGAATACAAGGTTTGTACCTCCAGTTAAAGAGTAGGCACTAGAGTCTTGAACAACCCCATCTACAGATATAAGGACACCTTGCACGTTTGATACATTCTGGTTCAAAGTAAATGCTGTAGCACTCCCATCGCCATTAAAACGCTGTACAGAGGGTATATCGTGGAAGTTTGCCTGAACTTGGTTTCCTATATACGCCATTATGTTATTTCCATAATACTTGCTACGGTGTCCATGCTATTAGCAGTATTAGAAGACACTATTAAAGTATGTCCTGCTTCCATAATAATTTTATTACCTGCCATATATTCAAAAGAACTTCCAGAAGGTATAGGAATATTTTTTGCTAAGAACACCGTAGAGTTTGCACTAAGTTTAATGTCAGCCGTTATTTGACTAGTAGTTGTATTGGCTAACGTTAACCCTATAACAACAGTTGTTGTCGATGTTGGCGCAGTGTAGACACTCATATTTGCATCTGCAGCTACACTAGAACCATCATAAACTTTATTTTTAAAGGTATTAGCCATCTACTTCTCCTTAGACATCATCAAGTAAAGCTGCTACTACAACCTCTGCGGTAGAAGCAGACGATATCGCATGTATGTCTGCTACGGTACAGTTTGGAAGTCTTGCTGCAAACGCTTCACTAGGACCTATTGTTACACCATCTCCTGCAGACGATGATGCTGTTCCTGCATCAAACACAACATAAATACTTCTACTATTTGTATCTACATTTTTAATAAACAAAAACTTTACTTTATCACCTGTAGCTACGGCTGTAGGCGCAGTGTCATCATCTACGGCTGTATAATCCGTAAAGTATCCTGCAATTAAATCTGTACTAGAATTTGATACACTTGTTTTTTTGTAATACCATTTATCATTAGCATCACTAGGCGTAACAGTTGTGGTTGCAGAAATAGTTTTAGCTATCTCATCAGGCAATACCGTTGCCTGTACGGTTACTGAGGCATCGTTTGCCATGTTTTTTCTCCTTGATTACATTGAAAGTTAACTATAATTATATCATAACTATAGTTTTTTGTCAAGCCTTAAATTACCCTAAGGCGATTGCTAATGCGGTCGGGTCGTCACTAGAGAATCCCGCATTTGTTAGATAAGTTTTAACTACGCTCATGTCCATTCTTTTAAGCGTCCCTGCATCACTTACCATTAGTTCATCTGTATCTGCTAGACCAGATGCTAATTCTGTTTGTCCACTAATTGCATTAGTGTTTAACATACTTCCTTCTACAGCATTTGCTCCTATTGTCAAAGCTCCTGCATCACTTGCAGTTGCATCACCTGACATAGCTGAGTAAATATATTTCTTTACTCTTGTTAGTTCTGATTTTACTTCTGTTCCACCTGCACCATCATCAACAATAATTAAATCGTCATCTGCTAGGTCAGCACCAATATCACTTGCACCGTCTATCTCTAACGCACTTAGAGCTACCTTACCTGCTGTAGATATAGTGCTAAGTTTGCTATCTCCAATACTGCCTGCTAGTTTAGCTGCAGTAATACTTCCTGCCAACATACCATTAGTTACTGTGCCTGTATCACCTGTTCCTACAAGTGTACCTGCATCTGTCGGTAAGACTAATGTGTTTGTTGCATTTGCAGAGTGTGCTGCCCCTATTAATGTTTGGCCATGACTGTTGCTTTCACAGTTAAATCGTATAGCTCCGGGATTTGTATTACCCTTGATAACTACGTGTCCTTCACCTTTAGCTGTTAAGTTTAAGTCAATATGTGTGTCACCGCCTGTTACGGCTAAATTAGGACCTTGTGTGAAGGATGTTGAAGTTGCAGAGTTAGTTATTTCAAACTGATTGATAGCGGATGCTGTGGTTTGGAATATTATTTGCTCGTTACCATTTTCATCACCGATAAAGTGCGCATCATCTATAAGTATATTAAAACTATTGGTGTCTAGGTCAGCACCTAGCTGTGGAGATGTATCTGCTACAACGTCTGTGATACCGCCAAGTCCTGAAGACAACGATGCTAATGTAACTTTTCTTAATGCACTAGCAGAATTATCATGGATAAGTATTGTATCATTTGTTGTGTCAAGAGATGTTTCGGCAGTCTGTCCTGTTATAACATTTGCATTAACCATTGCAGTTTCAACAGCACCACTTGCTATTGTTACTGCGCCATTTGATGCTATAGTTACATCACCTGATACAGCTACAGGATTAAAGTTAGTTCCGTCAGCAACCATGATGTGACCACTGGTGTTTGTACCCATAGTTAAGTCATCACCACTAATGGTTAAGTCACCTGCTAGTGTGACATTTGCACCACTAAATGTTAAGGCTGTTGTTGTGCCTGATTTAATTATTAAGTTGCCTGATGAATTTTCTAATGAACCAAAAGTAGCAGAATCATCTTGTAATGAAACAATACCATCATCTGTGTTTAATATTATATCTCCTGCAACATCTAATGTTAAATCACCAGAAGATAAATCTATTTCCGTACCATCTATTGTAATGTTATCTACAACTACCCCTGCGTTAGCTGTAAGAACTCCTCCAACTGCCAAGGTAGTAGACATATCAACTGCACCGTCAATATCCACAACATCTAAGTTAGCAGTTCCATCTACATCTAAGTCCGTACCGACATAAAGTTTTTTAGCTATACTTGCTCCACCTTTAGTACGTAATGCTCCTGTATCTCCTGTCGCATCACTTGCGTCAGTAGTATCAGTTATACCAAGAACACCTGATGTTGTTATAGCACCCGCAGAAACAGTACCTAGCCCACTAACATTACCACTTGTGTCAAAAGTATAGTTGCCATCAGAAAACGTGCCATCTATAGTTAGATTACGTATAGTGCCAATGTCTTTATTAGAATCAACTACAAGAGCTTTTTCTGCGGCTGCAGTACCAGCAGTAATACCATCTAACATTTCTAGTTCGGCTTCTGAAAGAACCGCACCTGAACCTAAAGTAAATGAACCACCTACAGTTAAATTACCCGCAACTGCTAATGTAGAATTTGCAACGGTAGCATTTGGAGTAAGTGTTAAATGAGTAACATATGTACCTGCAGAATTAATATCGTTACCAAAAGTAAGTGTACCGCCATCTGCAATATTAAGTTTCCACTCATCTCCTGCGTCATCACCCTCATCTGCCATTAAAGTAATAGCTAGACCTGCTCCTTCTTTAGCAGCTATTTTTAAAGAATCTGTAGTAGCTTCATCGTATGAAACAGTAATATCAGAATCAGTACCAAAGATTAATGTTTCATTATCGACAATCATTATGTCATCGGCAAACTTAAATAAGTCTTCGTCTTCCATCCATGTTAAAAGACCATCATTTGTTTCCCCATCGAATGTTACAGCTATGTCTGTACCTGCCGCACCATTTCCTATAGTAATAGCAGTGCCAAGTAATTTTGTAATAGGACCACCCTCACCTGCGTCACCGTTATGTGTGTGTCCTGTGCTTGCTACAAAAGCTGCTAATAACTGATTAAATTCGTCATTAGTGTGAGCAGCCGTGATAACATCACCGTCAGTGTATGAGGACTGTCTTGTGTATGTTGCTCCCATTTACCTTCTTGCTCCCGCGTTAAATTCTAATTGAAATCCTTTTAATGAGTACGGTGCAGATGTACCCCTATCATTAACTCTAAGTGCTATAGCAAAACCGCTTCCCTCTATAGCTTGGCGAACTAGTGGATTAGACTGCCCACCATATGTTGCAGTGGCGTATAAAGATGTACCATAAATTGCAACAGACGTAGATGTATCAAATGCATATGCTGCAGGTCTAGGTACGTCAGGAGCTTCATAGTCATAACGTACTAATAAATCTGCGCTCACTGTAGACTCAGGTGCATAGTTAATAATTACACGTTGAAAGTTTTTTCGTATACCTGCATCGCCCATTGTTAAATCTGGAGAACGATACTTGCCTACAATATTACTTCCATCAAAATCATTGCCTTGTTCTTGTCTGTATACATATCCATCAAAGTCTCCATGCAGTACTATACTTTCCCCTGATGTTACTATAAAATCTGTACAACTAGGTCTAATACCAAGTAAGTCTCCAAACTCATAGTTGTCTCCTTTTCTAACGGCTATTACTCCTTTGGTTGAACCTTGCAACGTAGAAGCGTTTGAAAAGAAAATACGATACTGTGTTTTATCTGGAACAATAACACTATCAAATTCATCAACATCTGTTAATCCTTGAAACCGTCTTTGTACTGAACGGCTTATTGTACCAAGTTCAACGTCGCCAATTCTTTCTGTACCTGCTACAGTTCTTAAACCATCTGGTCCTAAGAATACAATATCGCCTGCAAATTCTTGAACCGTAAATCCGTTTATACAACCTATTTCACGTGTAACAGGTAAAACATTAAAAGCTTCATGCTCTCCTACTACTTTAAATATACGTTCTTCGCAAAAAATATACAACGCATCACGAAAAGGAAACAACCCTGTTATATCACTATCAACTTGTATTTCCCCTGTTCCAAGGTCTGTTGAAAAATCATTATCTGTAAAAGGAGAACTAAAAACTACGGATTGAGGATTTTCTGACATTCCTGCAAACCATAAAGAGTCTTTAAATCCTGTTACAAAAGCTGGGTCTACTGGTGCGCTTTCTCCATCAATATCTCTTACTGTAGTATTATCATATGTGCTTGCACGATTTGCACCATCTGCCCATACAATACGGTCTGTTCCTGCTAAGTTATATCTAAAGTGTGTGTACTTTCCTGCTCCAGTTCTACCTGAATCTATTTCAGTCCATGAACCTGATGTTCCGCCCTTATATACTTTAGTTCCTCGTGCTGCAATTACATTAGATTTAAAGTATGCCGACATCAAAACTTTTTCAGTAGAACTTGCAGTTTGTGGAACTATATTAGTGTTCCATTTTGCGTACCCACTTATTCTTCTATATCCGCCTCTAATATCGGGTTCAAAGTTTTGTAACTCTAATGCCATTCCCGGTTGCATAGCAAATGTAGAAGAATCTAATACAAGACCACCTTGACATGCAAAAACAAATGGACTTAGTTGAGCTTCATCAGCCATTCATTTCTCCTAAAAACTTGCTACATTTGTACCGTATCGTTGTGAATGTGGCATAAAAGTTGACCTAACATACTGAGTACGATTAAGTAAAATAGACTGCATTTGTTTTATGCCATCCTCAAAACGAGAAAAGTTAATACCATATTGTTGTGCTTCTCCTCTATATTGATAGGCATATGCAGTAGCACCATCTACAATAACTTGTCTAAATTGTTCAGGCACAGCAGGTGCATCTGTAGTTGCACTTAATGCTGTTGGTTTTGCAAAGTATTCGTATTTTAATTGATATGCCTTATCAGGATAAGGATATAATAAATAATTATTATCAGGTGTTCTAACTATATAGTTTGGAATAGAACCTACATCTGATGTTGTTTCTTGGTCAATGTATCTATCTACATATTCTTTGTAATCTAATATTCTTAATGTTGTGCCTGCAACAGCGAGACTATCATCTTTACTAATTCTAAAAGTATCGTAGTCAACGTGCTGTGTACCTGTAGGTATAGTATACCTTGTTGTTCCTGCTACAAGTGTTTCAGTTTGTGTAGCATGACTAAAAGGCCAACCAAATTCTCTTTGATTAATGTAGTTAATTGCATCGTTTACAGCATTTTTACACTGTATTTGAAACCCTCGTGCTGACGTAAAATTAGAAGAAGTAAGTGCTACTTCATTCATTCTAGCTAATATTTCATTTGTTATATCTAAATAATTATACGCCATACTAATCTTTCATTTAAAAAGAAGGGCAAGTTTCCCTGCCCTCCTAATTAATGTGGTTATGCTAATTGGTCACGACCAACTTCATTAGCTTCCATCTCACCAATGTCACTAACATCCTGTAGGACAGCATATACTCGTATTTCACCTGCTGTGAAGGAAGCTCCTCCACCTGCTAGTGTCAAATCCAAAGTATCGGCAGAAGTAATAACTACTTCGCCTGCAGGAGTAGCACATGGAGCATAAGCTCCGTCAGATGCACCGTCAATATCAAATGCAGCAACATACTCGTTGTCATCAACAGCAGTTCCAAGAATAGCTGTTGCGTCTGTACCAGTATTTTGTGTTGCACTTGAAGTTACCTGAAAGCCTGCAGCAATAATTTTAGTGTTAGCAGGTACAGTGAGACACTGCACTACATCACCATTAGGATTAATGCTGTTAGCTGTTAGGTCAACGATTTGTTGAACATAATAAGGTTGTCTGCCTCGTGAAGACATACCGTGAGTATTAGCAAGTGTTGCTGTAATTGTAGCCATTTCCTAATCCCCCCTTATATTGATGAAACGTAAAGCGCACGTGTCAAAGCTTCGGGTCGCAGAATCTTGCGGCCATATAAATGCATGCCGCGCACGATATCTGCAAACGAATCTGGGTCACGATACGTTTCAGTTTTGTTGATTTGTTCGGCAGAAGCAACTGAAGATGAGTGTCCTGCACAAATAACACCGTAGTGTGTACTTCCTGTTGCTGTCGCGCCAGTCGGTCCATTGCCCACGGCAGGTAAGTTGTTTGACATATACACTTTAAATCCATGTATATTATTAAACACAAGACCATTTTGTAGTCCGCTACCACCAAAGTCAGAATCCATCAAACGTGAGTCTTCGTCCTTTAGAAGTTCTGCAAAAACTGGGTCAATTACAAGCCAACGTCCTTGTGTGTCCACAAATTGTTGGTCAAGTTTTCTTGACATTCTTGCAATAACAGACAACGGTGAAGCTTTAGCTGTAGTAGTATTTAAGCTATCTCCACCTGCTCTTGGTACAACCACAATAGAGTTTCCAGAAGAACCTCCATTAAAGTCTTCAGCGTCTACTTGCATAGTTGCTAGTAGTTCGTTTGAAGCGGCGGTTGACACAGCTTTAGTACCAGAAACGGTAGTGTTAGCTGTATTAGGTGCGCCATGTATAGCAGATTGTTTAAATCCACACATATATCCAAGAACGTCTTGGTCGAATTGGTCTGCTAATCGGTACGCAGCTCTGTCACTCGCAAGGCTTTGGAAGTTAACATGTGAGTGTGCTTCTTCAATGTCATCGACTTTAAACGCAAAATAGTTTGCTTTGTCAACAACAAGGCTAAAGTCCTCGTCATCCAAATCCTGCGGAGTAATTTGTGAACCACGTGAGTACTCCTTAACAGTAATTTCAGGTTCTTTGATAATCTTAACGGTATCTCCCATACCTGATATCTCACCAAAGTAGTCCGAATTGGTAATCGCTTCAACAACAGAGTTTTTGCGAAAGGCCATTTGTACCTGCTTCGAGTAGATAATAGGCGAGAAATTACCGTTAGGCAGATTACCGTAACCTGCTGCACTAGTAAAAGCCATAATAAATCCTCCTGATTATATATAGTTGGCTGGGTTAAAGCAAACGTATATTCTAAAAAGAGGCTGATTCACTATGGGTGCGTATCTTTTAGGTTGGCCTACCTAAATTTCAACGGGCCATGTTAGTCAGGTATTCTATAAGATTTAACGATTTGCACGAAAAATGTAGGAATTTCCTACACATGACTATAGTTATAGTTAAGTATAACTATTTGTCAACTCTTTTTTATCTAGCATTGCCAGATATATCATAAATAAATTTTCCAGAACGAATTGACTCCATTACTTCTTCAGAACGTTTTTCATATTCTTGAGGAGACATTTTTTGTACATCCGATTCTTTTAAATAAGAGGATGCTTCATTCGTCTGCGGTACATTTCTACCCTTCGTAGACACTGCTTCCGCTGCACCCTTAGACGTTTTAGTAGATTTTTTATCATTAAGTATTCCCTTATCTGCCTTAAACAAATCAATAGCTCTAGCGGCAGAACGTGCATCATTATCATTTTCATAAAGTGCATCTTGTACCCATTTTGGTTGGTCTTCCGCCCATTCGTGAAACTCATCACTTTGTCTAATAGTATCAAAGTCGGGATGTAATTGTAATAATTCTACTTCTGCTTTTTCTTTTTTAGCGGACGATTGCAATTCATCAATAGCTTTCATCCTATCTTCAAGTTCTTGTGTTTGTTCTTTTGCTTTTTTAATAGCAATAGTTTCAACAATACCTGCAACGTCTGGGTATTCTTTTGCCCATTTGTCTAAGTCTTCATTAGATTTAGGCAATTTAATTTCTTTACGTGTAGCACTATCAAGTTGTTTTTTAAGTTCATCAAGTTTTGTTTCAAACTCTTTTTCCTTTTCTTGCATATGCCTACGCAAATCACCATAGCGTTTTTTAAATGTTTTTTCTTCTGCGCTATCTGGTTCTTTTTCTTCGGGTTTAACTTCTTTTGTTTCTCCCTTTTGTTCTTTTATTAATTGCTCTAACTCTTCTTCATCACGCTTGAGTCTTTCTTCTTGCGTATAAGGTTTAGATACAAAGGCTTTCTTTTTTGGCGGTTGTATTTCCTCCGCCATAATTGCTGCTTCACTCATAGTTAGTTCTCCTTACTAGGTAGCCACCGTAGCCGTTGGGGGGGGATGGGGCTAGTTGCTTGACAAAGTTTACCGTGTTGTCAATTCACGTCTAAGAGTTGCCTCCTAATCCTTTCTTACGATTTCGTTTTGTTTTAGGTTTTGTTTTAGGCTTTGCCGCTAAACCGCCTTTTTCAAATGGAATAAAACTACCTCCACCTGTAGGAATATTTGCCGATGCGGTTGGGCTTGAGTACTGATTCATGCCGCCCGGTCTTCCCGGTTCCGAATATGGGTCTGTAGATGGCGAATATGTAGATTCATTATCATCTCTATTTGATTTATTGCTAAAACCTGAAAACATGCTAGACAATGCAGGGTCAGCACCTGCACCGCCCGCTATATCTTGTTCAATTTTACTTATATTATCATCTCTATCATTATCATCGCTTTGTGATGGAGTAAATATGCTAGATAATGCTGGGTCAGCACCTGCACCACCTGCTATATCTTGATTAACTTTTGTTGTAGGTGATATTTGTGCTGTTGAAGGAGTAGATACTGTAGGTGCATATGCTCCTATTCCTGCAGCTTTTTCGTATTCCATTTGTTGTTGGGCTTGCATTGCTGCTAATTCTTCTTGTTGTTTTTTATTTAAGTTATATTTTAATGCACTACTTGTACTTGATACACCACCGCTTTTATCAACAACTTCTGTTTCTGATGAACCACCTTTTAATAAATTAGAAATAGCATCACCTACATAATTTACTCCTGCTCCTATAGCATCAAGTAAAGGAATACCTGTTGTA